GCCGTTCAGATGGGCCGCAAGTTTATCGGCATCGAACGAGAGCCTAAGTATTTCGACATTGCCTGCCGCCGCATTGAGGAGGCACAACGTCAAGGCGATATGTTTATTGAAAGGGCGTCAAATGGCTGATCTAACCAAGCCTTGCGTTAAGTGCGGCGCAATTGATCGTCATGAGCGTTTTGGTCATTGCAATCCGTGCAAAAAAGAACGTTCTAGATTGCACTATTTTGCGAACCCAGAAAAATATGCCAACCGACCCAAAGAGCCGCCTGAAAAGGCAAAAGAATATACAGCACGTTGGCGCGCAAAAAATCCAGATTATAAAGCCCCAGTTAGTTCACATCGGGCGGAAAAGCAAAAAGCTTATGTTGAAAATAACAAAGAGTTCTATCGTAAATACCAAAAAGAATGGGCAGAAAACAATAAAGAAAAAATTGCTCAATATGCGAAAAAATACGCCGAAAAGAACAAGGAAAAAATGCTGGCAAAATGGCGTATTAACAAAAGCAATAGGAAAGCAAGAAAGATTGGAGTTGGCGGAAAATTAAGCGCAGGCATTAAACAAAAATTATGGCAGATTCAAAAGGGCAAATGCGCGTGTTGCAATCAAAAGCTTACAAGCGATGCTCACGTTGACCACATTATGCCGTTGGCATTGGGCGGAAAGAATGTTGATAGTAATACGCAATTGCTTTTGCCAAAATGCAACATGCGTAAAAATGCCAAACATCCAATTGACTACATGCGCCAGAAGGGATTTTTGCTTTGACTAAGATAGTTGATATTATGGGGGGAATTTTCATTCCACCGCCAGCAGCGCCGCAGCCCGATCCACCGGAAGTGCAGCTTGCGCGCGCTATGGAAGCCGTGGGCATCACGCCGCCTTCTGACATCAAGATTGACGGCAAACTGCACCGCTTCAACAGCGGGACACGCGGAAAGCCCGGTCGCGGCGATAAAACGGGCTGGTATTGCGTCTATCCTGATGGCGTTCCAGCCGGGCGGTTTGGATGCTGGCGCGCCGATACCGATGTGCCGTTTCGGGCCGATGTTGGCAGGCCACTCACCACCGTTGAGCAAATGGCGCACAGCCAGCGGCTGGCCGAAGCCGTCAAGGCGCGCGATGCCGCCAAGGCCAAGATGCAGGAGGCCGTTGCAGACGTGGCGGAAACCATTTGGGCAAGCCTTGCCGGTGCGCCTGATTGGCACCCGTATCTGGTGCGAAAGGGTGTCAGCCCCAACGGCGCACGGGTGACAGGTGACGGGCGTTTGGCCCTGCCCATGTATGACCCAGCCGGGCATCTGGTTAGCCTCCAATACATCGACGGCGACGGCGGCAAACTCTACCACGCCAGCGGGCGGGCCACTGAGGCGCAATGGATCGTCGGTGATGACAACGGCGGCACCATATACATTGCCGAAGGCTTCGCCACTGCCGCCACGATCACAGAGGAAACGGGCCAGGCTTGCGCGATTGCTTACAGCGCCAGCAATTTGCCAGCCGTTGCAAAGGCACTGCGGGAAAAGCGCGGCAGCTTGGCCGACATCGTGGTCGTCGCAGATCATGACAAAGGCGGGATCGGTTTCAAATATGCCGATCAAGCCGCCGCTAAATATGGCGTTAGGGTGGTGCGGGTGCCGATTGAAGGCATGGATGCCAATGATTACCGGGCGGCTGGGCATGATCTAAAGGCCATATTGCTGCCGCCCACACAAGATGGCTGGCTGTTAAAAGCCGACGCGCTAATGGCCGATCAAGCGCCGCCCAAATGGATCATCAAAGGCTGGCTTGAACAACACGCACTGGCAATGGTTCATGGGCCAAGCGGTGCCGGCAAATCGTTTGTGGTGCTAGATTGGTGTTTGCACATTGCGTCAAGCCTGCCGGAATGGCACGGCAACAAAGTCAAACGACACGGCGCGGTGATATATCTAGCCGGCGAAGGCCATTACGGCATCAAGCGACGATTGGCAGCATGGGCAGCGCATTACCGACCGGAAGATATCAATCTGTGGGTTAGCAAGACCGGCTGTGATCTAAACACGCCAGAGGGCTACAGCCGCGTTCTGGAAGCCGTGCGGGGTGTTGGCGAAGCGCCATCGCTGATTGTGGTCGATACCGTCCACCGCTTTATGAACGGTGACGAAAACAGCGCACAAGACGTGCGAACCATGATCCAAGCCGCAGACGGTCTTAAGGAAGAATTTGGCTGCACTGTCATTCTCGTTCACCACACTGGCGTTTCAGATGAAGCCCAGCACCGTGCGCGAGGCTCATCAGCATGGAAAGGCGCGCTTGACGTGGAATATAGCGTGCAGGCTGGCAAGCCGCTTAAGATCGTAAACAAGAAAATGAAGGATGGCGAACCTGATCATTTCCTGCACGCTGATCTTGTCGAAGTGGTCATTCCAGGGTGGGTTGATGAGGATGGCGAACCGGTCAAAAGCGTTGTGGTCATGCCAGCAGAAGCACCGGAACAAACGCCAAAGGCTGACAGCAAGATGGCGCAATTTCGCAAACGCTGGGAAAAAGCTTGGTGGGAAAGCGGCGCAGAGGAACGTGACGGGATGCCTTACCTGTCCCGTTCATTCTTGCGCGCGGCGCTAGAAAAAGATGGCAACGCCAAGCGCACGGTCGATAACATGCTGAACCCGTCCTATACGGACAAAATCATCGGAACTTTGATCATATCAGACATGATTGAGACAACCGAACACGGCTGGATTTTCACCGATCCAACGCACCGTGGCGCGATGATAATGGCTAAAAATGGTCACCCTAAGTCACCCTAGGGTGAGGGTGAGGGTTAGGGTGAAAAAGGGGGCAAAAAGCCGCTAACCTCACCCTCCCTCACCCTCTGCACCTTAAGGTGCAGGGTGATAGGGTGATAGCGGTGCGGCATTAAATGAGGTGAGCAATGACAGATCACATAAATCCAGATCACTACCGGCAAGGGCATGTGGAGTGCATAGACGCTCTGGCGGCTGCTACGGTGAACCTAAGCGGTATCGAAGCCATCTGCACAGCGAACGCGATCAAATATCTTTGGCGGTGGCGTGAGAAGGGTGGCGCTACAGACTTGGGCAAGGCGAAGTGGTATATCGAACGGCTGATAAGTGAGCTTGAGAAATAGGGGGGGGTATGCTTCCCATTGAAAAAAATATGACTGAGGCGTAAAGAACGGCATGGCCAGCAAACCCAAAATTGTGGTTGATAAACGGATCACGCCAGCTTTTATGGCGCAAGCCGGCAAAGGCCGTCCAAAAGGCGTCCAGAACAAGACCACCATCACGATCCGCGAAGCGATCCTAAAGGCGTTCGACAAGGCTGGCGGTGCGGATTATCTGGCGCGCATGGCCGATGAACAGCCAGTTGCGTTCATGGCGTTGTTGTCTAAGGTGCTGCCAACGCAAATCAATCTTGGCACTAAAGCCGATGGCATCAAGATCGTGATCGAGCGGGCAGCACCGGCCAACGGTGACGATGCTAAAGTGATTGACATAAAGCCGAATGCATGAGGTGAAAATCCAGCTAACGGAGCCGCAAGAGGCTTTCGTTTTCAGCAAGGCCCGCCATCCGGCGATGGTGGCCGGCTTTGGTGCGGGCAAGTCGGAGGCGGCTGTGGTGCGCCTGGCGTTGCTGGCCCTGCAATATCCCCGCATGGACTTTGCGTTTGTCGAACCAACCTTTGACCTGGTGCGGCTGATTGCATGGCCTCGCTTTGCCGGCATCTTTGAACGCTGGGGAATCGGCTTTGAGCTAAACAAGGGTGACAACATCGGAACGCTCGAAAACGGCAGCCAGATCATCTTTCGTTCAGCAGACGCACCGGAACGGCTGGTGGGCTTTGAAGTGGCCGACGCGATCATTGACGAAATCGACACGCTTAAGGAAGCCCATGCGTCTGACGTGTGGACAAAGATGTTGGGCCGGTGCCGACAATCAAAGCCTGATGGCGCAGTCAACACGCTGGCCGCCGTGTCAACGCCGGAAGGTTTCAAGTTTGTCTACAAGACTTGGGGCCGTGATCCGAAGCCCGGTTATGAATTAATCAAAGCGCCGACCAACTCAAATCCCTATCTGCCTGCCGGCTATGTCGAACAGTTGCGGGCCGCCTATTCATCGGCGCAGCTTTCCGCCTATCTGGACGGCGATTTCGTCAACCTTGTGAGCGGCAGCGTATATTCAGAGTTTGACCGGCAGGAAAACGGCACCTTCGAAACGATCCGCGTTTCTGAGCCGCTGCACATTGGC